ATGCCTAGTTGTTAGGCGTTTGGTTTTCCTTTGGCAATACTTCTTTTAGTTTGTCGTATGCCACGGAAATTTTTCTTAATACATTTGTGTGGGCTGACTCACCTGACACCATGCCAAATGTTTTTGCCCACTGAAGTTCTGGTACAATATCCTTATCAAATTCAGATAGGGCTGCTTGCACCTCTTCGATATACTGGAATGCCCAGTCACGAGATTCTGATACAAACTTCAGGAATCCGTCAGTCTGTTCCAGTTTAGCGTTTTCAATATCCTGATATAGTTCTTCCACCTTTTTCTGCAAAAGCATTCTATCTGCTAGTTCTTGCATGTATAGGTCAGACAGTGCTTTAAACAATGTCCGAGTCTTAAAGAATCTATAAACAAGATAGATAATGATTGTTACTAATACCCCAACAACCACAGAGTCAATCCAAGATGGAATCATTTACATCAGTCCTTCAACGCTTCACGAACAATGTAAACAATAGCACCATGCTCTTCCAATACTTTCTTTACATCTTTGATGTATTGAATAGCATCTTCTACTTGGTGGTCAAGAAGACTTTCAATGTCTTCTGGGTCAATCTGAACGGTCAGAAAGTCGTTGGCATCTAGGATAGTTACACCAAAGTTTTCTGGTGGTGTAAGTGCCTTGAATGCCGTTGCCATTTCAACAGTATACATTTTATTCCTTATCTATTGTTAGGTCAGACCAGGTTTTAGCCCAGGCTTCTTTTGTTTTGTGTCTATTGAACTCTCTAGATATTTTTCCATTATCTAGATACACTCCGCCCCACACCCCAACCTGTTTGGTTGATACACCAACTGCAAAGCATTGACGCATTACAGGGCAGGTGGAACAGAACTCGTCCACGTCGCTTCTTAGTTCGACATCTTCTTCGTACTTGTCAAAGAAAAGATTGGTGTCCCAGCCGTCACACTTGGCAGAATCTCTCCAGTTTTTATCATCGGACATTCTTCTTCACCAATTTAGTTGGGATGTCCCAACCGCTTTCGCTAACGTCAAACCGATTGACTGTGTGCCACTCGTGCTTGATAAACTGGGCATTAGGCTGCATCCATGCTGTTGGCGACTTCTTCGCCTCTAGCACAGTCCAACCGTCCCACGACAAAGACTCATTGTTATCTACAATGGTCTCCATTTCTTCTAGTGATTTAATTAACATAATCACCTCTCTCTTAGTAGCGATAAACGCCAACTTCGATGCTCTTCGCTTCCGCTATGGAAACAAGGTCTGATAACGATTCTTTAGGCTTGCTAAAGAATAGAAAATAATTAATAGAATTAATATTGTCACGAATCCACGAAGGCGGAACTTTGACTAACTTAATCCTGACACCGTGTGCCTTGAGGCTACGCTCAGATATGTTTGCAAACTCTAACGCAAATTGGTTAATGTTAACAGGACCAGCAGACATGATAGTAAACTCCTTATCATCTTCTGGTCTGTCACGCAAAGCGTTCCCAATACCACGCAGGAATACTGCGTAGTCAGTGAAACCTTTAGTTCCCTGAATCCCTACTATCATTCGATAGTCCTTCCGTTAATCGTTCGACAACAAATATCATCTTGTCTAATTCTACCTTATCAATGGTCGTCATGTCAACTGTTTTCTTATTTTCTTGGTCAACTCTACCATTTTCAAATTTTGCTGTATAAACTCTATTGTCTTCAATCCAGTATGCGTCTTCACCAACAAAGAATATGCGAGTGTATTGAGACTGATTGTGCTTTGCTGACTGAGACACTACTGGCTTAATCTCTGGCATAGGAATAAAATCCGCAACCAATTCGTACTGACGACTCTGACTAAAGTTTGTTTTAACAGACTTCATGTTGTTCTTAGGATGATTAACTAGTTTTGCAACAATATACATTGTCACTAGGGTTACTATCGAACCTGCAAAATATTCCATTTAATCACCTACGACTATTATACTAGATTGTTGCATCAAAAGCAAGCCAGTTTTGCTTTGCTTTATCCCAGGTAAAGTTGTCGTGGATGTCCTGTACCTGCTGTGTATAGTCATATCCATTTTCTTTAATCATTCTAATAGCCTTAGTTAGTTCTTCAGCGTATCGTTCTGGTGTTAGTTCGTTAAAAGGAATCATCTTTCCATACCCCAAAGATGTTTCTGGCAATGCCCCTAGGTCTGTGTGGATTGTGTAGCAACCAGCAGACAAGGCTTCCATCTGTGTCAGGCACGAAGTCTCTGGATAGATAGATGGGTAAGCGTGGATGTGTGCATCTGCAAAAAATTTGTACAGGGTTTTGCGTGGTGTCTTTCCGTAGAAGTTTACTCGTGGGTCATTAACGCCATCTAGGTTGTATGAGTGTGGCAAGTCTGGATAAAAATCATTAAAGATATTAAGTTCAAAGTCTTCTTCAATTAGTGGAACTGCCTTTAGCAAAATCTCCATGCCACGGTGAGACGTAGACGCATGAATAATTTTTACTTTATCAATCTTATTAAACTTGTTTGGGTTTGGGGTGACTGGCTCAATTGCATTTGGGATTACATAAATTTGATTTAGGTCCATGTTTAACTCTTTTGAAATAACTTTCTTTTCATATTCTGACACAGCAATAATACGCTCAGTTGATTTACGAACTAAAGAATTATTTAGTACTCGTTCAACAGTTCCGATAAACTGACTAACATTATTATGAATCCAAAAGATATATCTTGTTCCATCAATGCCTACTGTCTGTAGGTTTGGTAGGTGTCCAGGAATAATTACGTTAGTGTACTTGTGAATGTTTTTCATGTCTGGTAGGATATGTTTGATAAATCCTCTAGCCATTGTTTCTGTACCGCCAAAGTGTTCTTCGCTGTACTTAAAGGTTGGGTGTGTCATTAGTCTTCGCCTTGAAGTCTATTCTCAATAAGTTTGTCTCGTTCGTCAATAGTTTCAAAAGCAAACGAAGTTAGTTTTTCTTGGTGTCTATTGTAGTGGTGTCCACAGAAATCAAGTGAGCCTGTTACTCCTGTTACACGAACGTAGGCTTGTGCTCCACAATAGTCACATCTATCGGTGGCAGTTAGTTGCCATTCTTTTACTGGTGTATCTAGAAGTTGCTCTGTCATTACTTATCCGTCCTGTAGAATCCGCTACCCTTGAAAGTTACTGCTCCTACTGAGTATACCTTAGTTAGAGTAATTTTGCAAGTCTCGCATTCATATCCAGGGTCAGCGTCATTAACACCTCTAGTGACTACTAGTCTTACGTCACATTCTGGACATTTGTATTCGTATGATGGCATTCTATCTCCTTATAAAAATGTGCGTGGTAACCACATACAATGATTACCACGACACATAATTAGTTATTCTGCTTTTGGTGCAGCCTTTGGTGCAACTGCAACAGGCTTAGTAGCAGGTGCTGGAGTTGGCTTTGCCACTGGCTTAGGTGCAACTGCAGGTTTTGCTGCTGGAGCCTTAGCCTTAACTGGCTTGACAACCTTTGCTTCTGCTGGGTTAGCAACAGTTGGAACGTCAGGTAGTGAGTGAGTCGGAGCAACAGTTACTGTCGCATCGTCAGCAGTAGCCTTGTGTGCCTCTGCCTCAGCCTTTTCAAAAGCAATTACTGCCTTGATGAACGCCATTGGGTCGTAGTAACCCTTGCCTGTATTGAAACCAGCAAGTGGCTGACCCTTGATGTGACCTGCCCAGATTTCCCAGTGTAGGTGCTTCCCAGTTGCGAAACCAGTTGCACCCATCTTACCAACGATTGTGCCAGCAGTAATCTTCTGACCAACCTTAACCTTGATTGAACCCTTAACCATGTGGAAGTAGGTCCATGTGACCTTCTTGCCCATCACGGTTGACTGAACAATAATTGAGTGACCACCAGATGTTGGTGAGTCGTTTGGCTTGACTGCAATTACTTTGCCGTCTGCCCATGCTTCTAGATAAGTGGTTTCTCCACCCTGCCAGATGTCTACACCGTTGTGGTGTTTCTTTGTTTTCTTAATTGGGTGCATTCTCCAACCGAATGGGGAAGTTACCTTCCAGGACTTGCCTGGGATTCCATCTACTGGATATTGTGATTTTGCCATAACGCATCATCTCCTTCTAAATAATTATACCATAAAGCATAACCTGAGCCACCTAACGGATTCGAACCGTTGACCTCCATATTACAAGTATGGCACTCTACCGCTGAGTTAAGGTGGCGTGGCGATTCTGACCAGACTTGAACTGGCGGCTTCCACCGTGACAGGGTGGCACTCTAACCAACTGAGTTACAGAATCGTTTGCTGGGCATCCAGGGTTCGAACCTGGGACATTTCGATTAACAGTCGAACACTCTGCCAACTGAGTTAATGCCCATTACTTTCTTCTTCAAGTATACCTGAATCAGAAAGCGTTGTCAAGTTCTAAATTAGGAACTTGGTAACTGGTGAGCAAGGGTCTCCGCCCTCTTCCCACTCTGCTTCTTCTTCTTCTGTCATGTATGGGTCACCATCATGTGTGTAACAGAATGGTTCGGTAATCCAGCCTTTCTGAATACCAAAATCCATCCACTCCCAGACTTCTGTTTTGTCTGCAATGTTTTTCTTATTGAACATATAAAAACCCTCTCTAGGTCATGTATCAATTATACAGTACTAGAGAGGGCTTGTCAAGTATGTTTCTACTTCTCTGAAGGGATGTTGTCCACAAATGCACGGTCAATTTCGTCTTCTGTAAGTTCTCCATCGTTTAGGTAGCCACGAGCAAGGTCTTCTATAACGTTAGCGACACCCATGATACCAGCAAGGAGTGCTGCCTGTACGACATCAATACCAATCGCTGCACCAGCACCTACGGTTGCTAGGGCTGAGACCAAAAACAATGAAAGCATACGCTTTGCAATCTTTAAGTAATTCATTAATCTTCCTCCTTATCTTTTGGATTTCTGAGTGGATAGGTAATCATCCATAGAACTGACGTTCCCATGATTGCCCAACCTACTACTTCTTTTGCTGAACCCTCAAGGACCAGCCACGCAACGAACATACCAAGGAGTGTCCAGGCTTGACCCAATAGGTCATTTAAAAATTTCTTCATTAATCTTTCCTCCTTATGCTTGATGTTCCACCTGAGCCACCTGCTGATACAGATGCTGCTGCCGATGGTGCTGCTGCAGTAAGTGCTGCTCCTGTTGCTGCGTTGACTGCTGCTCCAACAGCAACAACTGCTGTCACAACAATCTTTTCAGATTCTTCTCTTACCTGTGGAGACATGTCTGAACCTACGTTACCCATAAAGTTAATTGCATCTGCAAGGGCTACAACGGTTGCTCCAAGTACTGGCACTGCTGCTAATTCTTCGTTTACTTCAATGTCATTTGCCTGGGCTGCCACGAATAGGGCTTCAAGTGCCTCTTTATATTCTGGTGAGCCTTGCTCTGAGTTTTCTAGGATTTCATTTGCTACAGATATAAGTTCTGTTACTTGTTCTTCTGAAAGGGATTGTGGGTCTACCGTCTCAACATTTACTGGTAACTCAGGTTCACTGGGTTCGGTGGGGGTTGGCGTGACTGGCTCTGGTAGCGGTTCTGGCTCAGGCGTTTCTGGGATTTCAATAGGTTTCGGGGTCTCTTCAGGCGTAGGTGTTGGCTCTCTAAAAGGTGGAATGGCTTGTAGTTCTTGTTCTGCGACAATCAATTCCTCCTGTTTATTTGTTACATCCAGAGATGCTACTTCAATTATACTTGCCTTTTCTGTCTGCGTAACTACCGATGTATCATAGTCTCTCTTAGCATCTGTCTGGTTACTTGTTGCTACCGATAAGTTTTGTTCTGCTGTAGAGACCTCAGCATTTGCCTGTATAATTGCTGGCAATAGTTCTGGGTTTTTAATCAATGGTGCTTCGGCATCCTCGTCTGGGACTCGCACAATAATCTCTTCTTCTCTAAATCTAATTTCATCTCTAAATAAAGTAATCTCGTCATAGACAATAACCTCGTCGTACACAATCTCTTCTGTAAAGTAAGTTACTTCCCGATATCTAACTACTGGTTGATAGACTATCTCTGTTACTGTTCGTTCTCCAAACCAGGTTGCAGGAACTACTTCCATGATACCGCCATCAACCTGTGAGTAAAGTTGTACCCATGCTCCGCCACCATTCTCATAGTAGTACAAGGTGGTTGGATAAAAAATACCTGCTCTAATCCACATAGGCTCAGAGGTAGTGCCTCCACCGCCTTTGTCATACCAGTCGTTAATTAGTGGCATACCAGCAATAGTTAGTTTGACTCCATCATCTGCTGGTGCATAAAAACTATACCAGTTGTCTTCTGGGACCATGATGTTTCCCTCAAATTTAACAAGAACATCTTCAGACTTTCCAGAGTTTAGAACTAATCCACTATTCCATTGGAAGTCAATGTTGGGCACGTTCATGCTGGCAAGCGGTGTTTCTGATTCGGTTGGTATTGGTGGGGCATTATTGTATCCTTGTCTATTGTAAGATGTTGCTGTAAGTCCACCTGGAACTACCGTTGTAACTTCAACTGGTTCATAATCTAAATAAGTTTGCAACTCTGTGTGTGGAACTAAGATTGTTCTTGGAACTAATTCTGTTCTTGGAACTAACTGGGTGTATGGGACCTGAACCGTATACGGCACTTGAATAATTTCCACCTGTTCTTTAGTAGGTCTTACCCAGTCAGCATCTGGAATTAGTTTTGTGTTGTATTCTGTCTGAGCCAACTCTAGGCTTGCTTGTGCTTTAGTTAAAAGTAATTCTTTGTTCTGCACATCTATAATTTTGTTATCTAGAATTGTTTTGTTTGACTCTACCGTGGCATCTATGATAGCCTTGTTATTTACGGCTGCCTGGTATGCATCTTGAGCAATGACCAGGGCATCTTGGGCAGCACTAATCTTAGCCTGTGCTTCTGCTATAACTGCATCATACTCAGCCCTTGTTTCGGCAGAGGCTGTGGACGGAAAGAATAGGCAGGAAAAGGCTAGTAGTATTGCGAATAATAGTCTAGGGGTCTTATTAATTTGTTTTTCTCCTCGTTGGAAATGTCCAACAAGAATATTATACCATTATATTACGTTAATGTTAAACTGTTTAAAGTAGGATTCAAGGTCTTTATCTGCTGGTTTGTTGCGTTGAACGATGTCACGCTTATCAAACTCGTGTAATTCTTCTGTTGGTCTCCTATCACGGAATGTATGTATCTCTACCATCTGGTTGTTGTCCCTTGCTGTGTGGGAGATAGCACCAAAGATAGCACCACAAACAGCGTCTGCAAGGTCCTTGGAGGACTTTCTGGGGTGGTCTACACGATTACCCTTCATAATTTTCAACTCAGTTAGTTCTTCAAACAGAAGGTCAATGGCTGGTAGGGCTAGTCGTTCCTCATAAACAAGCATAGCCATATCTTCGTAGTGCTTCTTAGCAACAGAAACAGTCTCAGTCTTTATACCAACAGACTTCAATTCGTTCTGGATATCGAATGACTGCCAGCGGTCGAAGGAGACCATTCCCAAATCAAAGCCTAGTCTGCGTAGGTTCTGAATCCACTGCTTTACCTCTGAAAGGTTAACAGGACCTTCAATCTTTGGCTCCCAATATACTACTGCATCTACCACTACAATAGGCATTACTTGTTGATAGTCCTTGACTACCTGGACATTTACCCACTTCTCAACGTGAGCAATAGCCACAGCACACTTGTCGTGGCGTTGTGCAAGGTCAGCATGGACAAAGTATTTCTTGTCTGGGTCTGGCTTGAATGAGTCCATAAAACTTTTGTTAGAGTCAATTGGGTTTACGATTGTCATACAGGCACGAATCTTTTCTTGCTGCTTGAAGAACGCATCTGACATGTAGGTTGGTACGCAAGCAAAACGTTGCATGGCATCACCAAGGTCTGTATAGAATGCCAACTTGAAGTCGTCAATCTTACGAGTGGGGTTTACCACCCACGTCGGTCTTTTGATAGCAAACATTCCTGGGAACTTGTAGGAGAGGATTGTATCTTCGTCCCACTCAATCTCAAGGGTGTTTCCTTCTGCATCTTCTGGTAGGTCTGGATTCATAACAAACTTGTGATGCTTTGTGATAACTTCTTTCTCTGCAATCACCGCATCGTATCTCTGGGAGATAAAGTCTCCAGGGTAACGTGGGAAGGATAGCAGGGCTACCTTACCTAGGTCAGGGAAGCGAGAGTCCACGGAAGCACGGAAGGCTTTGTAGATGTTGTCAGCAGTCTTACCTTGGTCGTTACCAGTCCCAACCTCTTGAGCAAAACCAGAAATCTCGTCAAGTACTGCTAGGATAAGGTTCAGACCTTCGTGAGACTCACGCTCTGAGTGACCAGAGTAAACTGTGATGGCTTGGTCAAACTCAATGCTGTCTGCCTTGGCATAGAACTTTCCAGCAAACCAAGGAGAGCGTTCAATCTTATTCTTGAAGCCTTTGAAGAAAACGTTTTTAGCCTGTTGTGCGTTGATAGCGATGTTGATAATGTCAATAGCATCTCCTGTTGGCTTACCAAAGTAGCGAGCAGGGTCTTTAAGACAAAGTAGTTTATAAACGATGTAGCAACATGCCACTGTAGAAACAAAGTCCTTACCAGAACCCTTACCAAGTTGTAGGATAACTTCATTCTTAGTATACTTATTGTAGTATCTACGACCTTCTGTATCCCCCAT